TCGACGTTACGCCGTAGTGCCTTGTCCTTACGAGGACGACCTACCTTCTTCTTAGCCTCGTGTAACTCAGCTTCCGCCAACAACTGCTCGGCAGTTATCAGTGGACTCTGAAAGCTATTGAGGAAGAAGTCAAGCCATCGTTTAAGATGCTTCTTCATAGTACTCCTCCAATATATAGTTACAATAGTCGATGGCTTTAAGCACATCCTCCCGACCGTTCTTCCTCCTGTGTCGGGTGATGTACTTGACCACGTTACCCTCCATATAACCTAGCTCATTCTTAACTATGTAGTCAAGAGGCTGGATAGGGAATTGATAATGTGAGCCACCAGTTTGTGGTCTACTTGGGGACATTCCGTCCAAGATTTCTACGTTTATTGATCCCAAGCTGGTTGGTGGGAAGCTTGCCCCATCGTCCACAGTCTGTACAAACGAATCGTTGGTACTTTCCTGCGTTCGTGTACGCAAAACCCCTGTAATGAAGGTGCGTGCCTCCGCAATTAGGGCACTGAACCTCTTCCTTCTCATTATACACTCCTAAGTTAGGATGGTTAGTGATCCAAGGAAGTAACTTAGTATAGATTTCTTCGAGCAAGAGTACGTCCTGCACGTTGTAATCCATCATCCGTTTACATTCCTTACGTTTTCCTGCCATAACATCCAGCCATAGGTCGAAGTCCGTCTTGAGCTTCTGACCTACGCCCTTCAGCTTAGCGATGTAGTCAAGTCTATTAGAAGAGAACTTGAAGTTCGCTCTCGCAACCTTTAAGGTATCTACTGTCTTGAATGGACTAGGCGGAGACATACCGTACTCGAAGAACTTAGCATTGATTTTAGCTACATCGAAGCGGTCACCGTTATGTGCCACCACTATGTCTGCCTCATCAAGAAGCTTCCAGAGAGCTGAGAGTACTGATACCTCATCCCTCTTGTTCCTCGCATACCTGTCTTTATAATGCCATAGGGCTTCCTTGAATACACGTTTCTTACCGTGCCACTTAGCCGCCCAACATAGTATATGCCAGTCCTGTGCAATCTGACCTATAGCGATATTTTGCTTAAACAAACCCCATACCCAAGCAAGCATAGGGGCTGTCTCAATATCCAAATGAAGTATCTTAGGATTTCGCATGGAAACCTCTCTTCTCCAAATGTACCATCATTGCACTACGAGCCGCCGCTCTCTCCCGTCTTGACATTCCATCTAGGTAGTTCTCCATATCACGAGTACACATAGCTAAGTTCTTAGCAGTCAACTGTACGTTACCACGTTCGTCCTCAGAAGTATACTGTTCATAGATATTAGCTAATACTGCACCTCGATTCTTATGCCGTAGTTCTACATCTTTTACATCTTCAAATCGTGAGGGTGTTGCTCCTTCAAGATTGTGAGGATGCTCTCTCTCTACGCTTTCGCTCTGTTGCAATTTCTCTTTCTCCTGCTGTCTTCTCATCGTGGCATGGCTTACAGAGAACTTGGAAGCCCTCCTTCTCGCAGTACATACGTTCGATATAGACATCATAGTTAACGAAGCCGACTGCTGGGTCGACTACTGGATTTATGTGATCGACCGCCGCTGTAGTCTCTGGAACTAAAGCACCGCATCCCGCACACTTACTATGGAAGACTAACCTGCCATTCTCATTAGGTAGCTTCTCATAGTGGCGTGCTTCACGCTTTGCCTCATTCTTCGGACCCCATCGACTGCTGACTTTACGAAGAGCACTGATGATGAAGGAACGATATCTCGCTTCCGTCCACTGACCACTGTTCCTCGTCTTAACAACTTTAGACCCCATCAGGCATCCTCCAAAACACCAATTGGTTGTTATCATCTAACTCCCTTACCATATAGACGAGGTGAGCTTGCTCATACATTTCTACTTCCCACATGTCACCGTAGACTTCCTGATACGCTTGCTTCACTGCTGAAGCTAGCTCTACCTCAGACTGGCATTGGTCAAGCAATTGATATGCTTTCGCTCCGCCCATCTTCGGAAGACCGGGAATGTTGTCTACGTTGTCACCTGTAAGCATCTGTGCATATAACCACTTATCTCCTGTACCTGACAACTTCTTGAAGGTACGTGAAGGGTTGCCAGCTTTAGTGACACCCTCCTTGTAAGTGGCAGTTAGACTACCTAGCTTATCAACCCACTGGAGCTTGAACTCCGGTTGCTGAGCCATCTCCCATCCGTAATGCCAACCCTCGCATTGACGAAGGTCTTTATCCCTTGTACATATGACTGACTCAACATTCGAATCTCCATTATTGAAGTCACGAATATACTTAGTCTGAGCCACACATAGCATGTCATCAGCTTCACAGCCTCTCGACAATACAGTATTGAAGCGAGACCGTATGTAAGCACGGGCATTGTGGATGTGGAATGGTTTAGCGTCTGGGTCGCGATTAGCTTTGTAGCCTTTCTTCTGAGCTATAGCTTCACGAAAGTTACCTTCTCCTGTAAGGAACATGATGGGTTCAAGAGGAGTGTCGAGAGCTTCCATTATCTCTATGACCTTCTCCTCTATCTTGTCAAGGACACCAGAGAAGGAGACAATCTTAATCTCTCCAGTCTCATCGTCCTTGTACTGCCCAGCATAACAACTCTCGTGTGCTAATATGTCAGCATCGACCAGCGGTAGATACGCCTTACGCTGTCGCATCAGGAGCAGGAGGCACTGGAGGAGCGACTGGAGCCGCTGGTGCTTCTGCTGGTGGTGCAGGCGGTGGCGTAGGGACAGCAGGTGCTTCAGGCACTGCCGCCGCTTCTACTGGTGCAGGAGCTACTGGCTGTGTAGCCGGAGCTGGAGCCTCAGCAGGTGCTGGCGGCGGAGCAGGAGCCGTCGGTGCTGGACCGGCAGGTGCCGGAGATGCTTGAGCCGCTGTTGTAGGTGGCGGTGTTGCACTTGAACCTCCTAATAGCTGTTGCAGTTTACTACCCTCGAAGTTCAGGTTTGTCCTAATCTTCTCCTTCAACCACTTAGGTAGCTCTTCGAACACTTCCATATCTGGCTCATCGATATCAAAGATACGAGGCTCATTAACCAGTTCTGGTTGTGTATACCCTGGAACTTCCATAGCAGGAGATACGTTAGAGACGTAGTTGGTAAAGCCTTTACCGTCTTTACGTGGCTCTTTAGTCACCGTTATCTGACATGCTGTACCAATCAGTGCTAACCAATCCCCTCCTGCTGAACCTGCTGGGTCAAGAGCGTTGTAGCGTTGTGTACTGGTAGCCCTGTCAGCTTCCAGATTGTAGAAAGGAAAGTTCTCACCGATCCAACGTGGTTTAGTTGGGTCAGGATTGCCATCCTCGTCGACCATGAACTCATGCGACAGTTCGTATGTCACATACAGCTGTTCACGTGGGTCTTTAGCTTGACCTTTAAACGGTCGTGATGGTTGCAACCCCATAAGGACAAGTTGCACCAATCGAGCGGGATAGCTCTTAGGCTCAAGGGCTTCTTGTGGAGTAAAGTCACCACCACCACCTGAACGATCATTAGCATTAAATCCCATATTATACCTCCATTTTTCGTCTTAAAATTTCTGAGTATAGAGCAGTAGCACTTCCGATAGCTTCATCCAGCTCGGCAGATATAGCATCAGCTTGCTCCTGTAATGTTGCGACTAATTCAGTCTGACTCTCATAAGTCTTGACTAACTCATCGTCTTCTAGTTCCCCCATATTATTACTCCCGTCTATTAATGTACTTCACACCAGTTCTTACCTACGCTACCGTCTCCTAAGTGGGGGCATTGTATCTGCAAGTATTCACCTGCTTTGACAATAGCCTGTTCACCTAGATACTTGATTCGTTCAGCAAGCTCCGGCTTACATTCGATGGTGTACTCATCGTGATAAAAGCAAACATATGCCCAGTCTTTGCCCCATTGATAACCTTCGGCTTCAAGCCAGTCATATAGAAAGACGTAGGCTAGGCTCATCATAATTGCTTCATCGGATTGTAGCATGTATACTAACAGCTTGTGTTCGCTATCTATTTTGATAGGACGACCATCTAAGCCTCGTATCCAGCCATCGAAATATTCAACTCCACCCCATTTATTGGGACGTTTCTTGGCAGTCTTTCTCCATTCTGCCTGAAGGCTCTCTACTAAGTCTACAAAACCAGCCGATACTTTCAGCATAGCTTTCCTTACCTTAGCTCCATCCTCCTTTGTGCCACCGACCATCTTGCCTAGCTTATTATCCGTAGCACCGAACATGAATGCGTAGTTGATATTCTTCGCCATGTTGTAATGTACTGGATACCCTGCTTCATGCAGGTTATGTTGATTCACATAATGTAGCGTAGACTTGTCCTCCTTCTTACCGTGTAGCATGGTATGAGTGAAGGCGGGATCACCCACCCTAGCGGCTAACATCCTGTTCTGACATCCGTCAGAGTCCACACTAACTAATATCTTATCGTCATCACAGACGAATATCCTTCTCATCCATTTTCCCATGAACGAGTTAGTGTTTGGGATGTTAACTATGCCAGAGTGAGTAGCACGTCCTGTCTCAGCCAAGTTGCTGACCCTACTGGCTATCCTGCCATCTGGTCTAACCAACTTGAGTAAGCCCTCTACTGACGATCTCCGGTGTCTGATTTGCACACGCTTGGCAAGCAGTTTTCCTTCTTTGCCCTCAACTCCCAAGAAGGGATCATCCTTCGAGAGCTTCGGACTTGTCCTTTCACCAGTTTCCTTGTCAGTGTTCCATTCCTTTGGAATCCATCCGCTATCCAGCAGATATCCTATTGCCTCGACACGGCTGGCGGGGTCCATAGGTCTGAAGAGCACTCGACTATAAGGTCCGCCTACTAAGCGTTCCTCTGG